TTTTTCGATGTGAGCTAGATGAAGTAATTGATATTGATTCACTTCTTCTAGAAGCCTATATACTTGTGAAACGAGCGAGCTTTACATATTTGGATGTAAAGGGTATGACTCGTACAGAAAGAACAATATTTTTAACCCTTTTAAAAGAAGACCTAGAGAGAGAACAAGATGCAATTAAACGGAACTCCAGTAGTTAATAGATTCAATCGCCCGAGTGTGGGTGGAAAAGTGGCACTTAGAACACTATTTATCAATAACGGAGAGTTTATTGATCCGTATGATGTTAGCTCCTGCACTATTTTTGCAAGAAACTCGAACCTAACTCCTAGTTCAGTGATTTCGACCACTGATGGTGTAATCACTTCAATTGCACAGTCTGTTGTTTTAATGAACTTTGCCATATCTGGAAACCCAGGTACAGGCGATCTTCCACATGATGGAGTTCATCCTAGAGTTACTTCTCAGTATTCTGGGTGGATAAGTCCCACCGCTACCACTGTCGATGGAGGAACCTCCTTTGCCACAGATGGATATGTCCCGCATCCACAAGCTAGTGGTATTTATAGAACAGGTGTTGGTGATTACGTTGCTGTTTTAGATGGGGAGCTTGCTCTGTCTGGGGGATATAACAACCGAGTTGGATTCCAAGAAGGGATTACGGTCGCAAATGCAGCTTCGGCTGTTCAAGACTACATTGATGTTTGGACTGTAAAATTATACCAAGAGTCTGAGTATCAGTTATTTGTTAATACCTTTGATTTATATAATGATACCTTCACGACCATCACGGAACCTCTCCTACTCACGACTCGGAACAGGTTGCTAAATAAGAAACTTCGTTTTGGTGAAAAAGTTGACATGAAGATTACTACGGACATTACTGTTCAAAATCGTACTCTTTCTGAGGAAACTAAGAATATCCTGAAGGATTATCAAATCACTAGCCCTACGATTTCAATTAGTAAGGTTACTGATGACAGCGTTAACCAAGCACCTTGGAGCAGCGTGGTCACTAGTGTTGCTGAAATAACGACGGATAATACAATCCTTTATACTTATGACACAACCGCTGGATCCGCTTCAGGTGCAGGGACATATTTCATTGTGGCTAAGTATTCTTACTTGACTCAGGACTTTGTAACTCCTCCGTACTATTTTACAATTACCTAAAATTAGATAATATTTTATAAAAAACATCTAAGATATAACCTAGATATGTTAGAGGAAAAATATTATGCCGCTAATTCCAATTGTACCGAGTCCTATTGCTAACGTAACAACCACTAATTTCAATGTATCAGGAGATTCCGATACCTGTGAATTTGCTGATTGGCATACGCACACACAAGTTGTAAATGGAATGTACCAAAGAAAGTATGTTTACGATCAGATGCCCACCCCTGGAGTAGGGGGAGTTGTATCAGGGGCTCCTTCCGTTTCTTATAACTACATAGATATTAACTTTTCTGTCCAAGTTGCTCATGAAAAGGAACACGCTTCTTACTGTAGTGGAAACGCGCAACCCCAAGAATTGAAAATCTATGGGGATGGTGCCTTAGGTGGTTTTGGGCAATCGGGAACCTTTACTACCAGTGCTGTTGGGTACATGCGAAGGAAATGGAATATTAATAATGACACCGAAGCACTTTGCAGTCAAACAGGAAACTTGGTTATCGGCAAACTTCCAGGGTCCTACGAACCTGCCTTAGACACCTCAGCTACTACGGGATCTACCGTAGCAGAGTTGCTAATGGGATGTGAAGGTGCTTGTTCGATTTTTAACCAAAATCTAGTTGAGTACTAATCTTATATTCGAAATCATACGCTTGGGTCTTTTCTGACATCCATGAGAATAAATCTTCTCCAGCTATGTGAGCTTCGTTCCAATCTTTGTATCCCGAGGGTGGTGGGCAGACCTCAAAAGTCTCCATCCTCATTTCTTTTCTGGTTCTATCAAATTTGTCAATCCCTCGTTTTCCCGCTGGATCATTGTCGTATCCTAGGATAATAGTACCACCAAAGGTAGAGAGGATCTCAGCCTGTCTGGGACTGATTGAGCTTCCGATAGTAGCAGTAGCGTTTACTCCCTGAAGTTGGAGAGCGCGAGCGTCTAGAGGCCCTTCACAGACAACCACATACTTCTCGTTCTCGTCGTAGGGATATAAAATATCAGAAGGCTTCGGAGCTATCTCAGTGGAGGGGTTGAGATACTTAGGGGACTGGTCATACAATGCTCTTGCCTGGAAGTAATACACCACCCCCTCGTCACTGGTGAAAGGAATGATAACCCTGTCTGTAAACTTTCCTTCCTTGCATAGGTAAAAAGGAGCCTCTTCCTCTGTCTTTAAATCAAACAGATTTCTGCCAAACAAGAAGCTCCAGGCATCAAGCTCTGTCTTGTCTTCCGAGTTTGCGGAGGAGAGGTTGATGGGGATGAGCCTACTGGTGTCAAGCTCTAGCTGCTGCTCAGGTCTATCTAATTCGGGAACGTCTTCTCCTAGGAATTCGAAATTCTTAATGATTAAATCTCTTTGAGCCCTGAAATAAGGCACCCCCTCAATCTCCGCGTAAAGTCTGGTAAAGTTTCCTGAGCGTCCAGTCTTAAAGCACTGCCACAGACCGCTATCTATATTGACGCTCATGTGCTTCTTCCAGTCGTTTTGTACGAATACGGATTCCATAATAAACTCCCTCCCACCAGCAGAGAGTTTGCCGATATTACTGAAGTTCTCAACTAAGTAGTCTTTAATAAACTGAGGTGCTATTATGTACATAAAAACAATATCTGAATCAAAATTCCAAACTTTTAAACAATGCCAATTGAAGTATCGCTATCGCTACGTCGAAAGGCTCCCTGAGCCCCCTGAGACGAACACGGAAGCTTTACACTTTGGATCATACATCCACAAGGTCCTTGAGGACGGAGTGAACGCAAAGACCCAAGAGGAGCTTGTGTTGATCGCTGAAGAAGTGAGAGGCTCATACAAGGTATCAAAGAAGTATGAGGGCAAGGATTTAAAATGTATCGACAATTTTCTTAAGTTCAACCCTAAGCTGTCCGATACGGTTGCTACTGAGCTTGTCTTTGAAGTTCCCGTCAAAGATGACATCACCCTTAACGGAATTATTGACCGTGTAGTAAAGGGTAAGGATGGCGGGTTTTTAATAATCGACTACAAGACATCCAAGAGAGAGAAGACCAAAGTTGAGTTATACCAGGACACCCAACTAAAAGGTTATGTGTATGCTATTAGTAAGCTGTACAAGGTACCGATCTCAGCCATTGTCGCTGCTCACTATTACCCACTAACCGATAACTTCGTCCATGTCCAATATTCGGTGCCTCAAATAAATGCTCACCTACGGAAGATCGTTGATGAAGTCTGGAAGATCCGTAAGAAGAAGAAGGAAGAGATGAGGGCTAACAGAAATGAATTCTGTAACTGGTGTGCATACAAGACTGCTTGCCCTGAGTTCTGTACAGTGCATGAAGTACAGAAAACCATAGAAGATTTAAAATCTAAGAAGAAGAAGAAGATAAAGAAGAAGCCGTAGGGTACCTACCATATATAAATGGGTGGTAGATATCTATCTCAATAGAGACAAAGAACTTATTTACTTGTTCTGGTGAATACTTACACTTCTTAGTTAAGTAATTATATAACATCTCTAACTTGATAGGTTTTTGTTTATTCATAGCGTCCAGTACTTTAAACTGGAAGTGCTTAACAAACTTTTCAGAGAACTTATGTCTCCACTTTTCTACAAAGGAATAACTAAGTGTTTGGTTAATCAAATCAAGGAAATCAATAATGTCTATGTCTAGGTTGTTACTCATGTTTAAACTCAATATATATATTATTATATAAGCTCATGGCTAAATCTTCAAAACAAATCCAGAATTTTTTAACTGCCGTAGGTGCAGACCCTGCTAGAGATGTCCAGCTTGTCCCTAAGTCCGATTCTTGTGCTGATCCAGGAGACGTTGTGTTTTTTAGATATAAACTTGGAACTGGAAGAGGCAGCCGTGCAGAGAGACTCCTTTTGGTAACTAAGCCAGTAACTAGGGATGCCGCAACTGGAAACCAATTACTTACAGGATTTAAGCTTCCTGCGGATGGAGATTACACCCCAGAATCATTAGATACGCTATATACACAAGGAGATCTAGGAGAAGACGATTTTAGAACTTATATAATGACTAATATATTTGGGCAACTTAAGAGGATAAGAAAACAGTAATGGTTTTATCAACAATAGGTGATGCTGCAATGGGTCCCCTCATTGGGGCTATGGGGGCATTAAAAGATCAGATTAAAGCTGCAATGTCTTTTGCTGATAATGCTCAAAAAGCATCCTTAGCTCTCGGCCAGACATATGAGCAAACCCGTGATTCCCTCGGAAGCTCCATGGAAGGCTTGCGCGGTGACATCAACCAGAGATTTGGTGCAGCTATCGCTGGGATGGAGGCTGGCTTACAGGGCAACACAGCAGGGGTAGCCAAACTAATCAACCAGCAGCAATTAACTGGAACAGCCTATCAAGCTACTGCTAAGGCTTTTGCTGGGTTAGAAGCAGGTATGAACCTTTCCAGGGATGATACTAATGCACTTTCTGAAAGCTTGATTAACACAGGAGCAGAGTACGGTGTTAGCACTGATAAGCTCGTTGGTGCCATTGACGCTTTGAAAGATACATTCCCTGCACAAAAATTAGCAGGAATGGGTAAAGATGTTATGGGAGCAGTAGCCTCCCTTCAATCCGAGTTAGGCCCCGCGTTGGCAGGACCTCTTAATAAGGTTATGAAGGCAGTCTTTGACCCCAGCCAGTCGGGGATGGAACAGCTAACCAAACTTGGTCTTGAGGGGGTTCGGGAACAACTCTCTGCTGCTAAAAGCTCGGAAGAAGCACAAAAGATTTTAAAAGACGCATTTGTTAGAGCTTCAGATACATTTAAGATGCATGCTGGTGGGGCGGATCAGTTCTTCCGTCAGACAGGTGTCGCTATGGAAAACTTAGGAACGGCGGCGATTGATTTTACAACTGTTGCTGATGCGTTTGGGGATAGAACAAGACAAGAGATTGACCAGACAGCAGACTTTGGAAAAACATTAGCAAACTTAAAAAATGAGATCATGGTTCCGTTCCAAGAAGGTCTGGCTGTTGCATATCCCTTCCTCTTGGAAGCTATGGATGTTATCTCAGGAATTATGAACACGGTAGGAGAGAGGTTTAAGAAATTCGCAGAAAGTCTGGGAGGAGAGGATGGAGCAGCAGCGACCATGAAGAAATTTAAACTTGCTGTTATTGATTTTTCTATAATTGCCTTAGGTAAGTTAGAAGGAACATTTGGGTTTATGAAAAAAATCATAACTCAAACTGTTCCTTCCGCTTTTGGAATGCTCTCTGATGCAATTACGAATTTTGCTAGCCCAGGGGGGCCTTTAGATCACTTAAAATTTGGCTTCGCTGTACTTGCTGGTGCTGCTGGAAAGATCGGAGAGATTCTTCGCATATCAGGCGCGGGTCTTCTTAGGACTTCGTCTCGTGAGATGTCAGATGAAATGAAACAGCGCATTCAAGCGGTTCAAGCAGGTGAAGCAGGTAGAGGTGTTTTCGGAGGAAAAACCAAAGAAGAATCTCAGTTCGTTCTTCGTATGATAGATCAGGGTAAAGGTGTATTTGAGTCTATGAGATTACTATCAGACTTTAGAAAAGATCCTGAAAAGTTTGGATTTGGGGCAAGACTAAAAGAGATGGCTGACATGTCATTTGGCCCTGGCGCAAAGAGAAGTCCAATGTTTCAAGAATTGTCAGAGATGCGAGCGAACATTGAAGCTGGAAATGCTATGCGAGAGAAAAGTGTTGAAACCCTTGGAGAGCTTAATGATAAAACACCTGAGCTAGAAACAAAATCTGAGTTCTTGGGAGAGACAGCAAACATGTTAAGTGCAAGTATTGAACAGATTTTAGGAATTAGAGAAGATACTACATCTAAAGACATATTAGAGGAGTTAGTAATTGCAAATATACAAAGAGGCTCGGCAACGGGCTCACCAGCAGCATCAACAGCACCACAAATAGATAGTAATGGGTAATAGACACTTAGTAGATCGTAAACTTCCTGAAAGAGCAAAACTAATGTTCTACTTCCCAGTCCCTACTAAGGGATCTGATTACTATGTTGTAGAATTGCCATTCTTTGAGAATGTAGCAATTAAAGAATCTAAGAAAGCTCGATTTCAAAAATACTCTATGGTGTCTAGATCAAGTAATTTGTATAGTTATCTTGGAGCAGACTCTAAAACGCTATCTCTTTCCTTTAATATGACGATGCCCCATATTCTGGACACCCACCCAGGGTTAACTCTTGAGCATTACATAGACTATCAATCTAAGGAAAACCTAGATGCGGAGAGGGATAAATTTAAAAAACCATACAAGGGAGATTCTAACCCAAAAGGTATGGCTTTTGAACTGGGAACACACTATACAAAAAAATTGGCGCAAGATTCAGCTACGCAAGTTCTTAATTCAGATTGGGCCAAGCAAGGGATGACGGCACAGGAGCACTTTGAGTTTACTCAAAGTTATGCTATTGCAGCAGAAAATATTAGTCCTTTTGTTACGAACAGGAGTGTGGTAGATGAAGATCCAAGTATTCCGCCTGTCTCCGCAAAAGTTATTGATGATAACATACAAAAACAATTAAAATATCGTATTGTCGATTTAATTATTTATTGGACTAATATTGTTAGATCCAGCGTGGTCAACTACTCTAAAAATCCAATTTATGGACCACCAATTATTAGATTAAGGCATGGAATTCTATATCAAGATATTCCTTGTATATGTACCGACTATTCAATAAACTATAATGAAGCAGCGGGGTATGATATGGATACCCTCCTCCCCCGTCAATTAAAGATTACTATGAAATTAGAAGAGATTAGAACTGGAGACTTTGGAGAATTTGATACGTCGGATATCATTAAAAAGGACAATCTTGCTGGCTGGGAGGCTGTAGTTTTGGGTGATACCCACAGTATGGATCCAGGATACGGAGGTATGCTTAAATGACCTCATTAGGTCCCTTGACAGGTCCATATAGCTTGGACTACCAAACCGTGCGACATAGAGGTGTTTTAACTACCACAACTGTAAACACGTTTAATTTTGATTCTATGCTATCAAATCTAGGAGCGGCCTACGAGTATGAGGTTGGATACGTCCCTGAAGGGTATGAACATCGCCCAGATTTAATTTCTAATGTATTTTATGGAAGCCCAAAGAACTGGTGGCTCTTGATGGTAGTTAATGGAATTTCAGACCCGTTTGAGGGCTTTACACAGAACCAAAGAATACTTATCCCAAAACTCTAATGAAAATTCCAACAGCAAATATACTTGTAGCCTTTAGCAGAAAAACCATAAATAGGCTTTTTGTACAAGGAGGTAATGTTGAAAGTTTAATAAAAACTCTTACAAAAGATGGTGAAGATGATGCTGTACTATTTAACGCTGAATCGAATCCAAATTTTATTTCGTTTCAGCATGATTTTGGATTTGCTCCTGGACATAGAATGAAACTTGAATTTATTGATCCAAAAGGAGTATTTGAGAGAAGATATTTAAATACTAGTATGGTCGGGAACATCGCAGGATACGACCATAAACCAAAAAAATCAAAACCAGACATTCTTAGCAGTAAAAACAACGAAGACATGAAGGAATCATCAAAAGAATATAGTAAGGCATATTATGATGATTTTACTAAAGAGTATATGAAAGAATATGCAACAAAATTTATTTATGTTGCATATGGATCTGGAGATAATTTAGATCTATGGTCTGGTCCTCATAAAATGGTTCTCAATGCCGCTGATATTTCTGTAAAAGGTGCAAGGAAAATTTCTTTAACTTTAGTTCCTACTCCTAGGCCTTTAGACCTGGGACAGAGAACAGGTGCTTATAACGAAAAAGTTAATCTTAACCTTGGTGGGTTAACGATGAGATATGCTGGAGAATCAAAGCTAGTGAATTTTAAAAACTTACTTGAAGGTTCAGACAAACCACCTTATGATCCTTTAGAGTATTTAGACTTACATAGCAACGCTGAAACTACTATTAATAATAGTCGATCAGAAAATATACAGCTATTAAAAACATCTGGTTTTCCTGATCTAGCATCAAATATTGGAGACTTTGATGTACATTCAATGATTATTGATGCTTTTAGAAGCTATATTCAAAAAGCAACAGGAAACTCAAACGTAATTGTTCTTCTACCTAATATCAATATGATTTGTAGAAAGCATATTGATGAGGTAGCAAAAAATGCTAGACTTAATTGGAACTCAAGTAAGACAACAGGACCAGGCGCAGAAGCATATTCTGCCGTCCAAACACGTTACGCTGATTCTGCGGAGGCTCGTGAAGTTGCGAAAAAAGAAGAATGGATTAAGTTTGTCCTCTTTGATTTCGGTTTAACTCTTGGTAGTATGAATCCTTACACCTGGAGATCCCCAAATGACGTTACTCCTATGGGGACACTGAGTAAATATACTTCGGTTGAGAAATATGAATCCGCATTAGATAGCTTTGAAGCTGATTATACCCAAAAAGATTACATAGCTATACTACAGAAAGCTAGTAATATGGGTATTCCTGACCATATGGAGGTTATAAGGGGTGTTATTAATAAAATTAACGTCGCAGCCGCTGGAGAATATGTTATTAATCTAGGCTGCCTAAATGAGACGCAGACTGCATTACTAGATTACTGGGGAGGAGATCGCTCGATAGCTAAACCTAAAGTGTATCCTACTTTTGGGGGTTATCATGAGTTCGATGCAGATAGAGAAGCAATTATTGTAGGAGATTTAGGACTCATTCAGCAATACTTATACGCCAAAGCAAACCTATCAGATGTTCAAGCTGCGGAACAAAGTGCCCGATCTGCGTTAGCTGATGTAAAATCCAACCAAGCTGAACAGGCCTCCTCAGACCAAGTAGATTTCCTTCAGTCCCTTCGTGGTGGAGAACAGACCACGCCGTTTGGAGCCCCCGCTTTCGATATCACACAGATACGGGATGACATTGCAACCCAACAAGCGACTGAAGCTGCGGTGGGGTCGGGAAAGGCAGTAGAGGCAGCCACAGAAAACATAATAAGAACAATACCTCTCCATCCTTTAGATCGAGCTATTGTAGGAATGAAGGGTTACAACAAAGCTGTAAAGAAAATTGTATTTCCTCCATGGACAAAAAATCCATTAGGGTCGTTCGGGGATATTACTGATCTTCCTGATGAATTTGGGTATACTGACTTTAGCGAAGACAAAAAGAAATATATAAAGGAACAAGGAATTTCTATTTTTAGATATAATACGTCGAATCCCAATGTACTAGACTTGAAATTTAAATTTGGAGGAGTATACTTTGGGGCTCTAGAGATGGGATTTAAGAAAATGGTAAGCAGGCGAGCTTCTGCTGTATACGCTGGGGTATTGCCTTTGGGTACAGGGACCCTCCCTATCCGAACCCAAGGTGATGCCGCTGCTTTCCTAAGAGTAAATAATTTCTCTCTGGACACGGGAGACGAAGAGCGAGCCGAAATATTACAAGAACTGGCTCGTCGAATGTCCCCAGAGTTGGCTGCCCAAATGACAAGCGACCCAAATAAACAAGCAAATTCTATAGAGGCTCTACTAGACAAGGCACAACTTAAAGACTTGCAGGGGTATGTTCAAATTGACCAAATGCTCCCAGGAAACCCAAACTCCACCTTAGCCGTTATGGCTGAACATATGTATAGAAAAGCTCTTCAGATGGATATTACCACTCTTCCCTCATTTCATATATCTAGTTCATCTATGATTAATAGTCCATGTATAGTATTCGCCCAAGATGCGGCTATTACCCAATCCCAAGAACAATCTAGGACTCCTTTGAATTCTTTTTTTAGTGGTTTGTATAAAGTTGTCGGATTTAGACACACGATTAGTAGTAAAGAAGCTAAATCAGAGTTTAAACTGGTAAAGAATTCAGTGAGGACTCTTCCCCCGCCTGCGGCTATTGCGGATGCCATGGAGGCTTCGATGAATGTCGGGGCCAATGTCGCAAAAAGTTTTCTGGGATTTTAAATTATGGATAGTAACAAAAATATAATTTCGTTAGCAGAAGTCCAAAATCGGGGTGATGCAAGAATGAATGGAACTTTCAAAGCTTTAGTTAGAAGTTTAGATGACACTGAACAAAGTATTAATTATGTTAGCCCATATGCAAGTAATAGCAATGGGGGCTTTGTTGCTATTCCTGAAGATGGGGTTGAGATTTTAGTGTGTTCTCCTGTTGGGTCAACTGCTTGGTATTATCTGGGAGCAACCTTTGCTCCTGAACCTGGACAGGTAGAAGGCGATAAATTAGCTGACGGGGAAGTTTATCCTTTAAGTAGAATTGACCCAGAAAACTATAAGGCTAGAGGGGTTCCTATGAGAATTAGCCTCAAAAGTGTAAATGGAGCAGGATTAACGATTTCTGAGGAGTACAATCCTAAATTCATTAATAAAAAAACTGAGTTAAAATCTACTGTGAATAAAACCGTTTCTTTGAACGATAGTCCTGCTATTGATGCTATAGTCTTAGATTCAGGTAACGGTGCAAAAATTACTTTATCAGATAATCCTCAAAACCAAAGCGTTCCTTCCCGAGCTATTCAGGTTGAGACAGTAGGACCACAGAAGTATATTAATAACTCAGCACAAACAGACATTGTTGTAATAGACGGAAAGGAACTTCAAATGTTAAATAACTCTACTGGAACTAAGGCTCCCGAAGGGCAGCCTGATCTAGCTGGAAATGTAAACATTCAAAGTAAGTGGAAAGATGTAAATGTATTTACTCAGGCTAAAGAGGGTAGAATATTCATCGAGTGTCTTAATGAGAGTGGAAGCAATCAAGTAATTCAGATAGAAACAAATGGTGCAGGAGGAGCAATTGTCATTAAGACTAAGGGAGATATTCGTTTAGATGCAGGGGGAAATATAGATATGAAAGCAGGAGGACAGATAAGGATGCAGAGTGCAGGAACTTATAGTATTGACAGTGGTGGAGCTTTAGAGGTCCAATCTGCTTCAACCGCTAACATTGAAGCCCCTACTATACAATTGGCGAATGGAGCAGGTCCAGTGGCCCCTGTCACTGACGGAGAACAAAGCTACTATGGAAACACGGGAGTCACTACATACTAAGAGGTTATTATGGCATCATTTGATTTAGAAACATTTTTAAAGGTTCAAGGGCAGACAGGCACGGGAGCATTCCAAGCTCTAGGTATGGCCTTTGGAATGCCTAGTTGTATGCTTAATTTAGCGCAAGGGGCTATGGTTCTGATACCTAGCTCGGTGCTAAGTGGCATTCAGTCTCAGATTACAGCGGGTAAAGCAGCAGCAGATGAAGTAACCAAAGAAGTCTTTAAAAAGCTCATGCTTGGTACGGGAATTATTGAGTTTGACACAGAAACAGGATTACTTAAGTTTGGATCAGACACGGCTTGGATGGGTATTGACAATGATGATAATCAGACTAAGAATAATTTATCTGGTCTTCTGGGAGCGTTTCAGTACGCTGCATCCTTCGGAGCCCAGATCTATCAAAACTACACAGATATAACTAACCAAATAGACTCCATCAAAGATTGCTTGGATAAATTCAGCCAACTCCAATCATTCCAGTCAGGAACATCCGCTGATGAGAAGGCTACCTTATCCTCCGCTCAAGCTGATGAGTTATTTAATACTGTATACGCGGGAGATAAAGCTAGGTTGGCTACTGCCTCTCAATTCATTTCCAAGTGTAACGATAAGATCTCTGAAATCAATACCATCCTTAAAGCTAGAGCACAGGACCCTTCCTTGGAACCGTGTTTACTAAACTCTTCAGAGTTAAACCCTTTCTTAGATAAGACGGATTTTACTAGATGCTCACCCGTAGATCCCGCCATTGGAGAGGACCAAGACGAGGTGTTCCGATTAACCTACGGACCCCCAGAGTCCGCAGCGGGTCAATATGTATTAACCTCTGATGGTCTATACTATGATTCTCAATCAGGAGGGTTAGATCCTGTGTTCTTGGCTATCTCAGGAGTTGTTCCTATTGGTGATAAGTGGACCTATGATTATGATCCAAACTTGGGAGGTAAGGGACAATCGGTATCAATTGAATCGTTAAACAGATTTACGGATAATATTTTTGATCCCAATAGAATTGATGATAGCAAAGGACTACAAGATTACTATGATGAAGATCATTTCCTTTCTGTTCTTAAACAGCAGCGAGATAAACATGTATATGATCTCTCTGGAGATCTAACTAATTTCATCGCAGAGTTTGGAGAAGACTCGTCTATCGTAAACAATCAGAGAAATTTAATAATTTCAGATATTGCGAACCACAACAATAAAATTAATAGAAGGAAAAAACAGATTGAAGTTGCAGTCAAGGCTCCCCAGGTCTATGGAGAAGAGACGCAGCCTAGGTTTGGGCCTGGAGAGGTTCCTATTAACGATTTCTCTTACTTAGCAGATTACAATTTAGAGGTAGATTTTGAAAAACAAAACTCCTTGATCTTTAATCAAGCTGATGTAGTCGGCATTGTTTTGCCTATTAATGCTAAGTTTGCGGGAACAAGTGCTAAACCTCCATCAATGACCTTCGATCAGTTAAGAGTTCCAACGGTCGGAAAAGGAAGCATCCTCTACTCCCCCTCCTCTACTCAGGCAGGAACTGTTTTATCTCTAAATGATCAAATTGTTTATAAAGATCTTTTCGCAATTTATAACTTTTTAGAAACTAAATTAGAGCTTCCTTCTTCTTTAGATTTCCAAACAATAAACTGTGCTACTGAAAATATGTATAATAACGCTCAACTGGTGGGTTCTTCCAAGCGAAATGTATATGTTTCTGGCTTAGGTATTCCCTACTTAGAGGGCATTGTCAAAAACAAGTCAAGTGATCCTGCCGCAGCCTCTGCATTAGGGTCGTATGTCAAGCTACCTGACAGTAAGGAATTCCAGAACCTAACTTATTCGTCAACTGGATTTACTTTAGAGTGCTGGGCTCATGTTCCTGATATTACAAACGGAGGTGTGGGTTGGTTGAGTGCAACTGCATCCTCCTTAACTAAAGTTATTTTGTCTAGTGATAACGTGGGAGTTACTCCTGGAGTTGTTGCTAATGATCATACAGGATCTTTACGAAACTTGGATTCTCTAAAAAATAATAGAGGTGAAGATTATGTAAGAGGGATGGTTTGTGGATTTACAAGAGATAGGAGGCTTACTGAGGCAGGATGTTCTTTAGGTTTGTCGGGATATAGTAATCATAATTTTGATAATGATCCTGTGTCCTCTCTTAGCTTTTTTATTGCTCCAACCCAATCGAGAGACGGATCCTCAGCGTCCTGGATTAATGATGATGATTGCCAAGATTATGAAACCTTTCATAAAATGAAAGTAGACTTATCCTCGACAGCGTTTGGAGAGGTATCTTCTCAGTTTGTTTTGATTGATGTTACCTGCGATCCCACAAATAATGAAGTAAAAATGTTCGCAGACGGTGCTCACATAGCTACATCATCAGTATCTGAGGTCTTTGGTACGGAAGTAGGGATACCTCCGAACCTGCCAAACTTTAAGAAGACTAATAGCTTCCAGTACTCCACCAGCACTGTTGACGGCCCTGAGGTTCTAAAACAAGGCCCTCTTCTAAACACTTTCTACTCTCCCTGGATTGTGGGTGGAGGATACACAGATGGAATGTATAAATATGGAAATTTCTTAGGCGGAGATCGAGGAGGCATTACGAGTGGCCTTCGTGGTCATGTTGGAAGTCTTAAGTTTTATTCTAGACCCCTAAATAACAGTGAAGTTCTAAAAAACTACAAAGCCCAACAAGGCTTCTTCAAAAATATTAAAATGTAATGGCCGCTAATCAGACTGTACAAGTATATGGAAAAATTCCTCCGAGATACATCAAGCAAGTCCCAACTTCTAAAAGACAAGAAGTTTTTGGGCTAGGATTTCCTTTAGGAGCTTCTGTTGATGGTGGGATTTTTTCAAGAAAAACAGGTGTTAACATGATTAAGGATGCTGTTAAGCAACTTCTTAAGACTGAAAGAGGAGAGCGGATAATGCTACCAAATTTTGGATGCAATCTTAGACGATACTTATTCCAACCTTTGGACGAGGCTACATTTGAGGGTATTAAGAGAGAGATCCAGTTCTCATTTAAAAACTATATTGTAGGGGCGAATATAGTAAAGCTTTCTGCCTTCCCAATGGGGGAAGCAGGTCCAGCGGGTGGAAACTCGCTCAAGGTAGTATTATCCTTACAATTAGATACTGCTGATTTAGAACAATTTGACGTTGAGGTAGATATATCATGAACTTTTCTGGAACTGTAGCGTCGGACTTTATGAAGTTAGCAAATATACCTGTTAACAAAAGACCGTCACTTATTAACTTTGCTGCAACGGATTTTCTAACTTTAAGAAATTCTTTGATTGACTATGCTAAAGCGGTATATCCCCTCGACTATCAGTACTTTGTTGAGTCTGATTTAGGTATGATGTTTCTAGAGCTTGTCGCTTACATGGGATCAGTCACATCTATGAAAGCGGATATGCTTGCAAATGAGAACTTTTTAGCTACTGCTAATCAAAGATCTAGTGTTAAAAAATTATTACAATTAATAGGTGTTCGTTTGCGTGGTCCTTTGTCCGCTGCCGCTGATATAAAAGCTACCACTGCTGCGACGGTCACTGGAACTATGGAAATTGCTGCGAGTAATCGTATTATCGAAACCACCTCTCCTGAAGACGGAGGAGCCTTAACCTATACATTGTACAAAGTTGTGAATGGTCTTGTGGACACGGTAAACAAGGCAGGATCAATTACTTGTGCTGCCGTTGAGGCTATAGGGGCTGATAAAAAAGTATTTGAAAACTTAGTTATGCAAGAAGGTGCTCTTGTTAAAGATTCAGGAAGCTTCGCAGCGACAGAAGCTGTAAAAACCATTAAACTAACACAAGGACCTATTGTAGATGGAAGTGTTGAGGTGTATGTTAGCACTGATACTGCGTCAACGCAGGGAGCGTATACAGAGGTTCCTAACATTTATTTTGCCTCAGGGTCTTCAGACAAAATCTTTGAAATGATTTATGATGATGATTATAATGGTACTATCGTTTTTGGTGATGGGAGTGTCGGAACCTCTCCAGACGATACAGCCCTGTACACGGTATTCTACAGAGTAGGTGGAGGCTCTCGTGGTAATATAGCTAAAGGTTCCATTAACTCCAGCGTAGTTGGGAAAGTGAATGGTGTCGCAGCGGCGATAGACCTTACAAATATATCAAAAGGAACAGGTGGATCTAACGCAGAAACTTTGGAGCATGCTAAAAAGTATGCACCTCTAGAGTTTAGAAGGCAGGATAGGTTGGTAACACTTGAAGACTACTCAGTATTTGCTAACACCTATATTAGTTCTTTTGGTACTGTAGGAAAGGCTAACGCTGCTGTTCGTCAGGCATACTCTTCTGCTAATGTTATTGACATATATATATTAGAAAAAGCTTCTGATTTTCAATTACAAAGAGCAACCTCTAATTTCAAAACTCAACTTTTAGCTGCTATAAATAAAAAGAAAATGGCGACAGATGATGTTGTTATTGTTGATGGATTAATCAGAACTATAGACTTAGTTACAACAATTAGAATTGATCAAGCCGAAGAGCTAAACGAAGTCCAAATTCAAGCAAAGGTAAGAAATAAGATTCTAACCTATATGAATGTAGATAATAGATCCTTTGGAGAGGACTTTAGTATTGCAGAAATCAACAGACAAATCTTTGAAGTTGAAGAAGTTAGGTATTCCACTATTGATAACGTGGAACAGGATATTCCTTTAGATTTTAATGAGATTATTCAACTGAATAACTTAACAATCAATGTAGAATTAATAGCGTAATGAGTGATAGTCAATATACTCCCAACCCAAGAAAGTACTCTAAGACTAACTATGTAGAACTGATCGAACTTATTACTCCTGAGATCTATAAAACGGAAGATTTAAAGCTAAGTGGAACCGAAGTAAACCCAGTATCTCAGGTAATTAATTCACACCTACTAGCAGCGAATAATATTAGCACCGTAATCTCTCTTTCGGCTGTCCCGTACTCTCAGACAAGTTCCATAGACAGTATCACTGGAATATCACAATACTTTGTTAAGCAGAACAGGCTTACAAATATTACTCCGTTTGATTTTGAAACTAAGATTTTGCTTCCTTTAAGTGCTTCCATGTCCAAGTATGACACAAGTGCAGAGTTTAATACTTACTTGTCTGCGACACTTCTGCCAATGCTTATCCCAGCCAGCACCTCTAAACCTGCTGGAAACATAGCAACCAACATAATCGCTTTATCCTCCCTGACCAATAGTATCGAACCGAGCAGCGTCCATAATTACTTAGCTGACGCTCTAGGGTGGATGTACTTCTTGAATACATCTGCTGATGGTGGATTAAGCTATTCTCCTTCAAGCTTTGTTCTTAGTTCCTTAAATAGTTTATACTTAGGAAATAACCTGGAAACCATAGACGGAGTTAAGGGGTTTGTAGAATATTTATGGAGAAACAACGAGACTTGTTCTTTTGGTCAGTATATCCCCTCTAATTTTGTTTCAGGAATAGCAGATGCAATACTAGAGTCTAGTGCGGGTGTTGTTGCAACCTACACGAGTGGTACTCAAAAGTTAGAGTCCTTACAAACCTTAATTGATGTAGTATACTCTCCACTATACATTGACGAACAGGATTACACGGTTAAGGATGCGTTTGACAGCTTCATAGATTCAAATTTAGAGTTAGTAAATAGATCTAGCAAAGGACCTTATCGAAAGTTTACAAACCTATTAGGATATAATTTCGCAGACATCAGCGACCAGGTCGAGAACCTTGAGTTAATTTATGATATCGAAAATGTTCAAGATGATCATTTACAATATATTGCTGATTTAATCGGATTTAAACTGAGAGGATCTTCTGCATCTAAGTGGAGACACCAACTTAGACTTGCTATAGATTTATACAAGTCTTCTGGAACAATAGCCTCAATTCAAACAGCAATTAATGCGTTGATTATAGACTCTGTGTTTGATGTATCAGGACAAATTCAAGAACTTTGGGAATCATACATCCCCTTTCTTATCTGGTATGCTTTAGGTACGGAATCTCCTGATTTCAAAGATCTAAAGACTTGGACAATGAGTAAGTCTTCTAAGGCGGGAGTATTTCAATACAGTACGAGTAGCTTAGAAGAGAATCTAAAGCTGGTTGTCGATAGTATTCTATTAGATCTCTACAAAGTATTTCCTGATAACTTTATTTTTCATGGAAAAAACTTTGAGGTTCCTAGGTTTGTAGTTGTTGATAATGATGGGATAGAGCAAGAGGTGTATACCATTGTTGGAGATCCACAGATGAAGCCTTTCCACATCCATGAGTTGGATAGTAATGGATTCCAAGCTAGAAAGCAAGACGCAAAACAATTTGGAGAGGGTAACGCATTTAGGGCAGCTACAGGAGATGGAGCTTTAGGTAATGGAGTATACATGGCAGGTCTTGAACATCCAGATGAAGGCAGCAGACCGATATACTTAAAGCCTAAAGGTGCTTTAAACTTCTTGTTCAATTACAGAGAAAGGATTAATTTTCCAATGCCGCCTTTCGAATCCGTTAAGTACTATAGAGATTGTACTGTTACTGCGGATATGGTATCTTACCTTGTCGAAAGGTTAAAATGCTTTAATGTTAAGGATAGTTTTGCTGACAAGGTGGGGGATTATATTGTAAGTAGTGCTGTTACTGATGACTCTGATCTTGGAGCATTAAACGAATTCTTAATGCTATTCAGTTCAGTTCAGGTACCCCCCAACTTTAATGGGGTAATGTTAAGTATTTCTGATTATGAGAAAAACTTGCTTAACTTGTGGAACGGAAAATCCTCCCATTTATTTCTAAACTTTAAAGACACTGATTTTGATTTTTCAAAAACCACAATGGAAGGCGACGGTAAATATGCGCTATTCGAGGCTGCTAGGGTAGCTAGGGAGTTTGCTCCTGGACATGCAATTACACGGGTAAACCTTACGGGAAGTGCAGTAGATGATTTTTCTAGCTCCAGCGCGAAGTTCCATTACTTAGGGTTTGATCAAGATGATACCAGGGCCTCATATACCTCTGCATCTATTTTAGGAAACTTTGAATGGAGCGGGGTTAGTATGGGCACCGTCCTTACTGCTGGGGGAGGTGATAATAATAGTGATGGAGATGATGGTCGAGGTGGATTAAATACATTTAAAAGAGCCCAAGTAGATAAGATTACTGACTCTCTCCTTAATTCAACTACTGCTGCACCCTCAGGAACTATCCCTAGACGAGCCCTTAGAAGGCGCAACCTCAAGTACCTCCTCCCCCATGAAGGATACTACGATAGGACGGGCTTCAATGGCCCTGTAAGCTACGATCCCTCTACGCTTGAGCACTCATTCGTCTCGTCACTTGGAGAGCTTACGTTGGGCTACGTTGCGTCTGCTGGCAGGTTCCACCCCGTTGTTGATCCCATCGACCCTTCAGGCGTTTGGAATGAATGTGAAAAATTGGAATCGCCTAGATCCTTCTCTGGAATTGATACAAGTACAACCTTCCCGTATAGAGGTCTACATGGTTTAGGATCAAATAACAAACGTCCTGAGGATGAGGTCACATCAGCAACTGCGCGATATGTTGATCGAGGACAGGTTCCTTTAATTTACAATACAATGCATGAGCTTTTTGAGTCTCAAGCCTTGGCTAATGCATTCCAACACATTTCTAAATATGATAACTCGTTAAGCCAGGAGGATACAAATACTTGGGCTACAGAATATCAAGTAAGTTCTTTTTCTACAAATGCCTACTGGAAAAATAATGTACAAAGTGTTGCCAACGAATCAATTGCTAGTGGGTATGTTCTAAATTCTTTTTCTGATTATGAGAACTTTAAATTTGGGACTGGGTTACAGAAAACCCATAGAGAATATTGTAAATATTTTGCTAAACATCCTTTGGGGTTAAACGAAAACGAAAAAACTGGAGGAAACATTCTTGCTCAAGTGTTTGGGAAAGGACTCTTTAACTGTGATTTCTCTGTTGACGGTTCTGCTGTTGGAAATATGGTAGCTCCTACAATTGATAGTGCTAGTGCGATTAACATAAAAAATGTATGGAATACATCAGCAAAAGGAACCTTTATAGCCAGTAGCACTGGACAGTCGGTAATTCCCCTGTCGGGCACGTTTGTTTCTGGGAATCCAAATAATGCTGATTATAGAAATCCTGCTATTTTAAGTGGTATTGAATTTACTGATATTTCAGGGGCTCCCCCAGCCAATCAATTCACTATCTTTAAACTAGATTCCTCTACTGCTGTTAAGGGTATGGAAAACGCTTTAACTGAGAATACAGTTATTAAATGCAAATCAATGGGTGGATTACCTAGGATGAGGTTTGATCTTTCTGCATACGGGGATAGACCTAACCACTTTATTAAAGATCATAAATTTAAATTAGATGTTAAATCTCTTGTCGCAGAAGAAAACTCTCCCATTTTAGGTGGTGGCAAGTTAGGGGTTTGGATTCATACGGAACCAAAACATGGGAATCCTCGTTATTATTGGAGTTGGACCTCTAGAGGTAAGTGGGAAGTTATAAAGGAAAGCAGGTTATCCATTAATACCGTCATTAACTCTTTAGCTAATATCTATGAGTTCCCAGTTAAGACTTATCCTACAGAGGAGTTATTTTGTTTAGGAAATATAAATGATTCTAATCAAGTTCTAAATAATAATACTCTTCTAAATATTAAGGATAGCTATTTCGAAAACTTTGAAATAGAATTTGATACTAGAAACTTTACTATTCATAATAACTTTGAATATCTTGATATTATCCCAATGGAAGATGAAGTATATCAGGTACTAAATCAAGTTAATAAGGATGATACTAACTACGTTGTGGAGGTGTTCTTTGTTCCAAATAATAATTCTGATAAGTACCTTCTATTAGATTCCATCGAGCTTCAAGACGTTACCCAAAGAGAACACGCAGCCATAGGAACGGGGTATGGCATTGAGACTAGTGGAATCCCACATAGGAAATTTGTTAAAGAAGATAAACTATACCTTGATAAAGATCAACTTGTAGATGTTTTAAAGTTCTATAATGGATTGATAGGACAAGGAACTGGAGTGTACGCTACCAACCTTGCGTCTAGAGATGCTACAATTACATCTGAGGTGTTGGAGCTAAGTGGTGGAAGTAGATTGAATTACAGAATTGCTCCTGATTGGACAATCAATACCAAGCAAGCAAATTACTTAAACTTTGAGAGTGTGGAGCTAGATAATTAAATGAGAGGCGAAGTAGAAATTTGGGAAGGAGATAAACTTCTCCATAAAGAACCCAACATGCTTGTGGATGGGGCTGGAGAACTCATAGCTGACATTATGACGGTTTCTCCGTCCTTATCAGGTATTGAAGACCATGCTACATCTTCTATTCTAGATGCCTCTAATTACACTATCCAAGCTATTTCCTTTGGAACTGATAAGGTAGCGTTTAAAAATAACGCGCACTTTTTAGATGCTGCAAAAGGAACACTTCTATCTTCTGTGCATTTACACACAACTGTAACAGCAGTTTCTGATG